ACCTCGGTTTACAGGAAACGGTAAATCAGGCTTCTGGCGCATTACAGAAAAACCAGAACGGCGCAGATATTCCGGGAAAAGATACCTTCACCAAAAATATTGGGGCCTGCCGCGCATATAGCGCATGGCTGAATATTGGTGGCGATAGTCAGGTCTGGACAACCGCGCAATTTATTTCGTGGCTGGAGAGTCAGGGAGCATTTAACCATCCTTACTGGATGTGCAAAGGCTCATGGACTTATGCAAATAATAAGGTCATTACAGATACAGGTTGCGGAAATATTTGTCTTGCAGGTGCTGTGGTGGAAGTTATTGGCACTCGCGGCGCAATGACCATACGCGTTACCACGCCGAGCACGTCCAGCGGTGGCGGAATTACTAACGCTCAATTCACTTATATTAATCATGGTGATGCTTATGCTCCTGGCTGGCGACGAGACTACAACACGAAAAATCAACAACCTGCATTTGCTTTAGGGCAAACAGGAAGCACTGTCGGAAATGATAAAGCTGTTGGCTGGAACTGGAATAGCGGGGTCTATAACGCAAACATTGGTGGCGCATCGACATTAATCCTCCACTTCAATATGAATACGGGGAGCTGCCCTGCTGTACAGTTCCGCGTGAATTACAGGAACGGCGGTATTTTTTATCGTTCAGCGCGTGATGGTTATGGATTTGAGGCTGACTGGTCAGAGTTTTACACCACGACCCGCAAACCCTCTGCGAGAGATGTTGGTGCATACACGCAGGCAGAATGTAACTCAAGGTTTATTACAGGTATTCGCCTTGGCGGTCTGTCATCTGTTCAGACATGGAATGGCCCCGGCTGGTCTGACAGGTCAGGTTATGTCGTTACGGGTTCAGTTAACGGAAACCGTGATGAATTAATTGATACAACTCAGGCAAGGCCAATTCAGTATTGCATTAATGGGACGTGGTATAACGCGGGGAGTATTTAACGATGATGCACTTAAAAAACATTACTGCTGGCAACCCTAAAACAAAAGAGCAATACCAGCTAACAAAGCAATTTAACATCAAATGGCTTTATTCAGATGATGGAAAAAACTGGTATGAGGAACAAAAGAATTTCCAGCCAGACACTTTGAAAATGGTCTATGACCATAACGGCGTTATTATTTGTATTGAAAAGGATGTTTCAGCAATTAATCCAGAAGGCGCAAGCGTCGTTGAATTACCTGATATTACAGCAAATCGCCGGGCTGATATTTCGGGTAAATGGATGTTCAAAGATGGCGTAGTGATAAAGCGAACTTATACCGAGGAAGAACAGAGGCAGCAGGCAGAGAATGAAAAACAAAGCCTGTTGCAACTTGTCAGGGATAAAACCCAGCTATGGGACTCACAGCTACGGCTGGGCATCATTTCCGACGAGAATAAACAAAAATTAACAGAGTGGATGCTCTTTGCGCAGAAAGTCGAATCGACAGACACTTCCAGCCTGCCAGTAACGTTTCCCGAACAACCAGAATGAGAGAAGGCCCGCAATCGGGCCTTAATTTTTACTCTGGTTTTTGTGGCCATTCAGGCTTTGCCGTATCCACACGGCTGACCAGAACGCTGTAGCGTTCCCATGACTCCAGTCGTGCGCGCTCCTCATCCGTCGCCATATTCAGCCTGACAGCGCGTTCCAGCGGCTGGATGACTGATTCAGCTTCGGAAAGCAATGCGGCCTTTTGTGATTCGGCTTGTTGTTGCTGTTCGTCTGCCGTATAAATCCGTTTAACTACAGCTCCATCCTTAAACATCCACTTTCCTGAATCATCAGCGCGGCGATTGGCTGTAATATCGGGAACCTCAACGACGCTAAAACCTTCAGGGTTAAGCGTGGATGCATCTTTGGTGATGGCGACAATAATATTATTTTCATCGTAAACAATCTTTATTGTATCTGGTTGAAAGTTTTTCACTTCCTCATACCAGTTTTTACCGTCTTCGGACCATAACCAGATAACATCAAAATTCTTTGTTAGCTGATATTGTTCTTTCGTTTTAGGATTACCAGACTTAATATTTTTTAAATGCTGCATAATTTACACCTGTGCTACGTTATACCATGTGCCATTGATGTATTTTTGTATTGGTCTGAAGATGGCTTCATCATCGCCATCTACTTCACCAATGATTCTTAATCCGGTAATTGCGTGTCCGGCTTTTTCATAACGACCACCACGCGCCATCAATTGAACAACACGTGTGCCAAGTCGGACATCTCTCACATAGCGTGAGTCAAAATTGCCATAATTTCCGGGAATAATTTGCGCACCGCAAAGCCAGTTGCCATTGTTGTCCATGTACGCCTGACCATCGGTGCCATTGGCTGTCCTTGAATTATTAATCATGTAAAAACCAAACTGGTAGTTACCAAGTCCACCGACAAAAAATTTGCGTTCTGCATGGTCTTGTCTTAACAAAGCCTGCGCAGAACTTGTTGATACTGCGTTTCTACCAAAAATGACATTCTGGTTTCGCATATCAATCCATGAGGTTGAGCCACTATTAATAGCAAACCTGTTTGCATACACCCAGGCGTTAGTTGTTATATCTCCTGTAACATCCAGACCATGCCCCATAGTTATGCGGCCAGTTCTGAGATTAAGCGTAAAGGGACGTAGTGGCCCTATATCACCATTTTCCCCCTCATTCTCTCGTGTAGGGATGATATGCAGGCATTCTTCAGAACGGCGAAAAATGGCACCAAAAGATGAATTAAATATCCTCAGTGCATTGACTGTCGATATTTTTACTTCACTGCTGAAAAGGGCTTTAACAAGAACAGACAAAGCACCCCATTTAAGATTCATCAGGTCTTTTGTTGTGGTGCTTTGTTTGCTTCTCCATTTGAAATATTCATTGCCGTTGTCGCCTGTTTCAAACCACATGTATGAATCAGTGTCGCTGTCGGCATCATTTTTAAATCCAATCTTTGCCCAGTCAGTATTTCGAATCCAGGCAAGGATTGAGTCGTTTTCAAAAGTAAGCCCACCGGATAAGGTATCGCCTGTCTTTTGAACGGCGTTACCAGCCCTGTTTACCGTTTCCTGTAAACCGAGGTATTCGATAACGGCGGCAACGGTCGATTTCGCAAGAATATCCCGCCCGACTTTTGTCAGGGTTGCCAGGCTGGCGACATCATTCCCCGTAAAATACGGAAACCTGTCTGCCGCAGTAGCAAGCCCGGCCAGCGCCGTCAGGGTGGCATCTTTCGGTTGCTTACCCGCAAGCGCGTTAGTCATGGTGGTCGCAAAATTCGGGTCGTTGCCCAGCGCCGCCGCTAACTCGTTCAGCGTATTCAGTGCGTCAGGCGACGAGTCTACAAGGGCGGCAATCGCGGCCATCACATAAGCCGTACTTGCGATCTGAGTATTATTAGTACCTTTTGGCGCAGTTGGCGTTGTTGGCGTTCCGGTCAGTGCAGGACTATTTAAGGGCGCTTTCTTGTTCGTTTCATCCATTACCGCCTTAACCGCTTTCGATGTCGCGGCCAGTGTTTCAGACGTGCTGTTGGTGGCACTACTGAGCTGGACTATCCCTTTTTGTGCCGTCGTGGCGTCCTGAGCGGTATATTTTGCGTTAGCAAGGTCATACGCGGCCTTTACTGCTTTCGGCGTTGCAGCCTGCGTTTCAGACGTGCTGTTGGTGGCGCTACTGAGCTGGACAAGGCCTTTTCGCGTCGTGCTGGCATCCTGCGCAGTATATTTACCGTTAGCAAGATCATACGCGGCCTTTACTGCTTTCGGCGTTGCAGCCTGCGTTTCAGACACGCTGTTAGTGGCGCTACTGAGTTGAACAAAGCCTTTTGCGGTCAGCGAGGCGTCCGGGTGACGTCGTGACTGTTCATGCTCTTTCAGTTTGTCATCCACGTAATCCACTGTGGCCATCACCATGGTGTTATCCACGGTAAGCGCCACGGTGGCAGTGCTGGATACGGTCAGAATGGTGCGAAATGTTTGTGCACGACCGGACCCTTCGGCAACGGCTGGCTTGTAACTTTCGGCAGTATTTCCCACCGCGATTAAATCGCCGTGCTCATCAAATACACCAATTTCCCGGATCCAGAATCCGCCCGTTTCAGGAGGAATAACCAGCTCCGCAATAATGCGGTTCTGATGTGTTGCGTCCAGGATGACGCGATTAACAGTATGTCGCCACACCTCATGCACCAGACGGGTCTGCTTACTGTTTGGTGTGGGCAACGTGCCGCCACCGTCGCCCACGGCCATATGAGTCAGGCGGACAGGCTTACCATCTGG